TTATTTTACAAGGCCAGGATAATGAAGGGCACCGTCCTGATCCGGAGTGAGGACTACTGGTTCAGTTGCCATGCGGCCTTCTTCGTCCAGGTAATACCACTTGCCATTTATGGTCTGCAGACCTTTAAGCATGGCACCGTCTGGGCCAAGATAGTACCAAGAACCTTTGTACTGGTACCAAGTGTTGGATACCATGAAACCGGCACCATTGAACCAGTACCATTTGTCTCCATCCTGATACCAGGCATTTCTAACATATTTTCCAGAGTTATCATAAAAACGCCAATGACCCTCTTCTTTTACCCAGCCTTCTCTTTTTACCGGAGTAATAAAGAGTGTCCGTTCTTCCTGGCGTCTCTTGGTAAGACCGGACAAAGCTTTTCCTCCGGCCTTGTTGTATGCCGGGATTTTATCCGCAATCTCCTCTTTTGAGCGGGATCCAGATGCAGTCAATCCATCAATAGATCCGATGTTGTAAGCAAAACTTACAAGTGCATCAAATTCATTCTGGTTCCATTCATATTTGCTGTACTTGTCCACTTTTGGACCATACTTTTTATCAACAGACTGACGCAGCCATTCATCTGCCGTTTCCTGGCTGATCCGTAGACCTTGACGGATAGAAATTCCAGTGATAGCCTGGTCCGCATTAGTGGTGCCGTATCCGATGGTCCAGACACCTACTGCATCCTGGTAGGCTGTCAGGCGGCAGCCCTCAAACTTTTTTATGAGATTTAAACCGTTATCTGATATTTTCATTGCTTTTCCTTTCTATTGCGACGTCGCAAATGGCAACCATAACCCGGACTGCCTGCGGGTGATATTCGGATCACCTCCATATTTAGATCTCATTACTTGTTTTTTCTCTATCACTATCAATTTTGCTTTTCAATGCTGCTATGTATTTCATAAGCCACCCTGGCACTGGTGCCCCCATACGGCCAGCATTTTCTGTAATGGATAACGCTTCATTTAGTAAATACCATACGGTAACTAATAACGAAAGCATCGTATTGGGAAGGTTGAACCCCAACACTCCCGATGTCTGAATAATGATATAATCAATTACCATCCCTACAGCAATTACAAAAAGATACGCTACCTTTTTAGCAATGCCTTTAGCACCCTTCCTACTGCTCCAACCATAAGACTTATCATCAGGATGATCTAAAGCCTCCACTGCGCTTGCTGCCATACCTGAAAGGTAATCGATCGCCATAAGGCAGAGCAAAATGCCCAGAAGATAAAAGGTTACTCCTAATTTCTGACTTAAATATGCAACCAGCCCGGTTGCACAAACCTGAATACTCATACATGTGCTCCTGTTCAATTACATTTGCCTCCTTTTGCAAAACATGTTATAATATTGAAAAAGAGACAAATGTATTCAAAAAGCACCTGAATTCCTCGCTCATAGCTTCAGGTGCTTTTTCCTTTTTCTGATACTATTTTTCAATCATTGCTTTCAGTTTCGCAACCCTGTTAATCTTTGCAACGCAATCCATACTATCAGCTTCTTCTGGCGTTATGTATTGCATTAATTGTAAATACAAGTCATTTATAACTTTTGATTGCAGGTCTATGATTGCTTGCTGCGTGCAAAATATCTCCATCATATTCATGTTAAAGAATCCACTACCTCACCAACCACTTCACGCAAGTTGAAAAGCTTCGGAACCTCATCTTTAGTGTAAGCTCCACTTAATACTAAACTCACCCATGTTTTCACTAACGCACTGTTTTTTGTAAATACCATAATCATCACTCTTCCTTTCTTTTTTCTGCTCTGTCTAAAACGCTCCATACAACTTCTCTGAGGTTACTTAAATTTGGGACGTCTTCCCGCCCATAAGCACCTGACTTTACAAGTCTTACCCAGGTCTTTGTAAGCTGGCTATACTCGTCAAACATGTCAACACCTCCTTCCTTCTATACTGTCGGAGCCATCATTGTAGCAAGTACAATAGTAAGTTCCGCGATTGCCATATCACTATCCGTTCTGGCCTGCGTCAGATCGGCTTTGGCTTCTTGCAATTCTTCCTGCAGCTTTGCAATCATTTCTTTATCTGTCATAGGAACTGCCGGGCTCCAGTCACTTCCAAGCTCCCAGTATCTATCGATATTCGCCTCAATCTCAGCACGATCAGCTGTGGTCTGGAAGTAAACTTCATCATATACCCATTCCTGAGTAGGTTCATCTTCATTAGAAGGGGCAAATACCTCCTGCTGTCTGATATTCCGCCTGATCCACACTTCCGCAGTGTTTCCAGTGTTCGGAGTCATCAAAGTATTGTAACAAAGCTCCTCTGGCTTTGCTGATCCGTGTGCTTCTGTCCTCATTATCTAATATCCTCCTTTTTGTGTCTGATGATATTACACGCCCGCAGGCGCTTACAATTTTGGGTACATTGTGTTCACTGCTAAAAGCAAATGAGTCACTATACTTAAACCGGCCATTATGTGATGATACGCGCCGTGCCAAAGAAAGGGGAATGTCTTTTCCTTCTTTCAGTCGCACTTCTACGCGGATAACCGCACGCCTGCAGCGCTTAAATGTGGTTCTGCGGATGGTAATATGGTCCCGGTAGATCCGGTAGCCCATCATATCAACAAAATGGCCATGATGCTTATCACCTTTTCCGATATAATCTGTTTCTACAACTTTCCAGTTCGACTTTATTTCCAGCCCCAAAATATCATGGGCGTACTCAATTACTTTTTGAGCCGATATGCCAGCATCTTTCTTGGAAGATGCAAGCAGCAGAATGTCATCCATGTAAAACAAATGATGGTGAATAAGACGCACCCTCGTTTCATTGCCACGCCGTATCTGAACTCTATATAGCTTTTCTGCAATGTAGTGGTATATCCTGGATAAATAATAATTACAAGCAAACTGGCTAAAATAAGAGCCGATCGACAATCCTGTTGGAAAGGCATCGATCAGCTCATATATCAACCATAATAATGTTGGATTTTTAATATCCCGCGTAAAAACCGCTTTAAGTTTATCGTGGGGAATGGATGGATAGCACTGTCGCACATCCAATTTTACAAAATATCTGGTCTTGGTCGGATCGGTTTGCATCCATTTAAAAATTGCTTTTACTCCCTGTTCCTGACCTCGATCGGGAATGGATGCCATCTGATATGGCCCGATTTTGGCATAGAACAGATCTTTGCACGCTTCAACCACAATGTAATCAAAAATTTGATGTATTGGTGCTTCAATGCCAATTTTTCTCCATTTACAGCAGCAATCATCATATCTGAGTTTAAAAAAGATTGGTGGAAGATCAAGCTTCCTTTGCTTAATTCTTTTCTGTATATCAAGTGTTATATTATGTACTATTTCTTCAAGGAATTTCTTTTGACCTGATGCAAGAAGATCTTGAATATCACGGAAATTAAGGACCTGCGAATATTGAGCCAGGAAGCGCTGCACATCCCTGCGCTTTTTCTTTTCGTCGAGCCACAAGTATATGCAGCACTCAATAAAGCCTGTATCCGTAATGTCAACGTTTTTACAGTAACGCCGCATGTTATTATCCTTTCTGGTTTCAGGGGCTTTCAGTTTTACTACTAACCCCGCAGGCGATCCCATTCGTCCGCCCACCTACTCACTACATTTAATGTAGTTTTCATGCCGCATCAACCAATTTTAGGCAATTGCCAAGGCCGTTTTTTAACGGGGCATTAAAGCACGTTGCATAACACGGTGTAACATTTGGTTAAATTCAGAAAGACGACGCAGGATGTTCCACCTGGCATTCCCAACGCCATTGTTCGCATTCACGCAGCGAGCGCCGCAATTCGACCTGTCATTCAGACTGCCGCCCCAAAGGGGCAAAGGGAAACCCCGCGAGAAAGTGCTATGCAACCCTATTTTTTATTCATAACTATTTAGAGGGGCGATCCCCTCTCCGCTGCGCGGTTCACCCCCGTGCGGCTACGCCGCGGCGGAGAGATGAAAGACGACGCAGGAAGTGCCACCAGGCACTCCCAACGCCATGGTACGCAGCCACGCAGCGAGCGCCGCAAAGCGACCAGTCACCCAGACTGCCGCCCCAAAGGTATTCGCGCAGTGAAGTATTCTTCTGACCGGTATGTAATGCATCAGCGAAGCCAGTGCTTGAACTTGCATTAACTTCTGCCGGAAGCTGTAGCCATGGAAAATACTTGTCGTATCCTTCTTTTGAAATATATGCCCAATTGTTGTCAGTGCCCGGTAATACAAAACCGATTTTCGTATAATCATCTGTAAGCTTATTGTTTGCGATTTTCCGGCTGTCATGTACGATATATGGTGTCAGTGTATGAACATCAGTTTCAGAGTCATAAACACTAGAGAGAATAATATCAGATACAACTGTATAACCTCCATGTGCCAGTTCTACTCCAGAAAGAACATATGGTTCCTTACTGTTGACACAATTGCTTGGTGATCCATCTGGCCCCTGCACATCGTCACAGGCTCCGGACCACCAGTGCATTGTTGATAAGTATATAGGCGATGTGAGTGTATCGGTCAGTTTTACGCTTGTTGTGTCAAAAGCGTTTGGTGCATCTACGTATACAGCACTGTTGTTGTCATCGTAGTCCTCGATTTTTAAAATTTTTACATCATCGGCATATGTATGAGGATTGGCGCTGCGTCCTCGGTCCAGATCCACTGCGCCATTATATACGGTACCATATCCGACAGATGCATACGATCCAACAACGAGATTTTTAGCATTACTTTTAGAAATGATGATACGCTTTGTATCTGTTTCTTCGACCGTTGCAGGATACTGGTAGTTATAGCCGGTGCAACCAGCCAACTTGTTCTGCGAATTTCGGGTTGCCAACTTCATGTCAAACATCCATGCTACCCATGCTGTTTCATCGGATGTCATGCCGCAATACTGTGGCCCTTTCTTAGCGAAATCTGCAATTTGATTATTATGTGACGTATTGCGCAGCGGCTGTTTGCCTGAAATGGACCCTGTTAATCCATCTTTTCCAAGCACTCCCGGATACTTCGCAATCATGTAAAAAGACCTATAAGATCCATCTGGGCGCACCGCTCCATCCCACGGGAGCAGATCGTCAGCCTGATGATCTGCGAACTCCCAGCCATCCTCTGTATCCGTATAGATGCGCTTGTAAAATGGCGTCAAAAACGCCATATACACATCCCCGTTACTTCCGTCACGGGAAAAGTTTGGGCTGCCCTTGACCGCAGTGATATGTGGCTCTCCATCTTCACTATAGTAGCCGTTCACTTCAATGCCATTAAACATTAGATCCGTGACCGGTTTATCTGCATAGTCGTTGCGGCCTTTTGTAGTGTTAGTCGATGTTTCTGCTACCAGTTCTGCATTATCCCCTGTCTTAGTGCCAAGTACAGACTGAGATACAGAAAACTGCGGGTATTTAACGCCACCACGCCAGCCTGTGCGGTGCATATCAAACCAGTCTGACCAAGACATAGTATCGTCTTTATCTGCCTTACTTTCAAGCTGCTGACGTACTGCTTCTCCCGCGGTCTTGTAGATCTTGCCATCTGCACCAGTACGGATATCTTGCAGTTCGGCATTACCTTCTGTTTCTCCGGATGCAGCAACTAAATTATCAAGCTGATCTTTCAGAGAATTTACTTCTTCCTTAGATGCCGCCTGATCCAGCTTTTCTTTTGTGTCCAGGATCTGGCGCAAATACTTTTCGGCCTCGATCAGGACACCAACTTCATTTTCAGATTTGATCGCATCTTCTTGATATGTTGCCTCCGGAATCTTGATGTAAAAATTCTGAGACTTAATATCTCCATCCTGGGTATAGATGTAAAGCTGTGCTGGCTGCTTACCTGCACATGCACATGCCTGGCTTGTAAGTGTCACAAGAACTGTATTCTCCGACTCTGCCGTACCTGTACATAACACATACTTTCCATCTGTTTTTTTGATATAAAGGGCAACACTTGCTCCATAAGGCACTGCATACGGTTCATCTTTGAAACCTTTAAGTTTAAACCGGATCGTTCTGGATGCACTGTCTCCCTGCTGCACCTCAACATATTTATCATCCTTGGCATCGCCATACATATTAAGGGTGATTTCCTGAATTGTACCGTTAAATGCCATTTGCCTTTACCTCCTCTTCCAGCTTCCATTTTTCACTGTTACTCAGGTTGTTCATGCTACCGATCAGTTCCCTAAGTGACGCACCATTTTTCACCTGTTCGGCAAGCCCGCGTACCAACGCTGTTCGCCTCTGCTCGGCTTCTGTCAGCGTATCGTGCCATTCAGCCACAGGTTTCTTTCTATTTTCCAAGTTCACCCTGTCCACAACCGCTCCGGTTGGAAGGTCACTAAGTATGCAGCGCACGGCCTTAACCTGTTCATCACATGGTACCGTAGCAACTGCATTTCCTTCCTTATCAAAAATTACAACTACTTTCATACTTTTGGCACCTCCTAAACTATTCTATATACTGAATGCCCCACTGCCACAGACCTGTTCCCTGGCACGTAAACACTAGCTCTAATGTTGCCCACCAAGAAGCATTATAGTCATAGTAGTAGAATGCTCCATCTGTTGAGTAATGCATAAAGCTGCGCATCAACGCTCTTTGCCCATTGGCATATCTTGCGTATATGGCAACGCCTGCATCTTCAAAAGGCTCGCTTTTATTGATGTGTACGAAAATACGACTATATTTTCTTAAATTAATCATCGTAGGAGTTGATAATGTATTATTAGAAGCATTACTGTCGGAATAAACTTGTCCCAGGCTACCAAACCCCAAATTTCCGGTTCCAACAAGACCGCCTACATTACTGTTACCGCCCGGTGTAGCCTTCCAGAAATACTCAGTAGTAGGTGGATAACCTTCCCACGTGCCTGTTATAGAATTATCATATATTGATACCGTTGCGCCTTTCTTTATAACATCAGCAGAAGGCATAACAAATGCCGGAATAACAACGTTCTCCGTCATATATTTACCTTTACATTTTAATGTTTGCTGAATCGTTGAGGGAATAGGTGTCCATCCAGGTTGTGATTGTATGGTCCCTGTTCTTTTTGTATGAGCATCTGTACTATAATAAGTTTTACCGGCGAGAACTTGATTGTCAACCGCTGTGCCAGTTAGTTCCAGTGTGCCCTCCACAACTTCATCATCAGAGTCGTTGGAAATTGCGGTTTTCCCTTTTAAAATATCTCCTTTAGTTGCAGTACACTCATCTGAAATTCCAATATTTTCACTACCACCGGTTACCAAAACTAAACCCATTTTTATACCCCCTTTAATCCAACTCTGATATCAATATTTGGCTTTTTATACGCCTTAAAAGTTACACTTCCGGCCGCTGTTACGCCAGGTACTGCCGCAACACAAGAAAATGCTTTATTATACGCTTTTATCGTTGCAGCTGATGCCCCATCTGCCAGACCACTTACAAGTACCGGGTAATCGTCTGCCGTAACCCCTGCCACGCTCACTTTCTGGGTGTATGGCGCCGTGGATCCGCTCCAGCTCGATGCTTTCAGCGTTACCCATGTCGGCTCTTTTGTGAGCCGGTTAATGACCGCGTTGGTTTCGTTAATATCCTTCGCCCCAAAAGGATCGCCCTCCTGGGTGTATGTTGTCGCATCAGTGATGGTGCTGGTGCCGCTCCCGGCGTCTTTTATCTCATAGAGGCGGTCCCCCGCCCATGCTGCGTCTTTATAATCTGTTTTTAATGCCATTAAAAGCCGCTCCTTCCCGTACCCAGAGTAAAGGCCAGATGATACCTTCCTCCGTTACTCTGGTTCGTAAGATTGTTGTACAAATCCAAGCAGCATTTTTCGATTCTGTTAAGCTCAGTAAAATCGATGGTTGCTGTGTTTTCGTAGTATGTTTTCTTTTTACCCGCCAGTTTTGGGATCGTCTTGCTACAGATCGTCTCCAGATTTGCTTCCAGGACATTGATTTCATCTGCGTACAGGTAATCTCCCGTTTTTTTATCCACGCCCATGCTCTGCATGGCGAATGTTGGATAAAGGGTGTATGCCAGCATGCTGATTGCTGCAATGTTGTTTTTGATCCGGTTGTAGTCGGATGCGTTAAAGTAATCGCCCGTATAGTTCCCGTCGGCATCACTTTTTCCGGCCCAGTCCGTTTTCGGCTGCTTCCACACCATCAATCGCCCTCCTTGCTTTTATACTTCCAGACAGTTTGCCGCCTGAAAATGATAGATCATGTTCCTCCAGGAAGACCTGCATCTGATCTGTTTTATGTCCCTGAAGAAAAATAATGTCTCCTGCATCTGGTCTAAAATCTCCACGATAGGGCACATCATACTCAATGTTGTTATTCAGGTAATTCCCAACCCACTCTGCTACTGTAGCTGCATGTTCCTGGTCACTGATCAAAATGTTTGACCATTTTTTTGCCTCTCCGACAGTGTTCAATGATAGAGTGTAGTTGCTTTCATTTTGCAAGTATTCCTTTCCGGTTATGACAAGTTCAACTTCTTCAGTTACTCCTGTCAGGTCCACCCGTGCTGCATACGCAGAAGATTTTATTATTTTCCCGCAGTTTGAAACTAAGCCATAGCTTGCATTATTAAGATAGCAATCCACAATTTGCCCGCCCATAACCGTAGTTTTACACAGTTCTTTTTCTACTTCTGCGGACTCTGAAAATCTCGTCACAACAACATTTAGATCCTTATACAGCTGTGTCCTAGATCCTACCGGAGTATCTGTCATGGTCTTGTAAGTCACAGAAAAGTCCGTAACGTCACCAAAGCTGACTTTACGAACGATCACGCCATTTCCAGGCTTTCCGGAAAGAAATGAAAATTCTATCTTGTTAAACGGCGGGAATTCATGCTCCACATCCGTGATCCGTCCTATATCTGTATGGGTGTAGATCTCCTGCAGTTCTCCATCCAGATATGTCAGTATCTGCATTTCCGTTGGTGGATTTCCGCCAAATTCCACAGTCAGGCCATAATATTTAAACGCCGCTTCCAGGCTGATTGTAAATCCCGGAGGATCTGCAAAAGTTCCGGAAGAGTCCGCAATATCATTGCTCACGTATCCCTCGGTCAAATAGTTGCTGCCTCGCGGCAGAAAATACATGCTTCCGTCCGCACGGATATAATCCTTCCATAAGGTCGCGTATCCATATTTGGCATCAGCCATAACAACGCTTTTCGGTGTTGACCATCTGGCCGTGTTCTTTCCTTCCACGGCCATTTTTTCTGGCGATATTACCGTGGTAAAGCCGGCTTTCAGATGGATTACCCCACTGCGGTCTACAATGATTATAGCCCGGCCAGCGTTTGCAATGATCTGTAGGCATTCTGCGTGAGTGGCAACCGGCAACGGATTTGCCACCTGTACGTTTTTCAGATAGCTGTCAATACTATACTCTCGTTCGTCCATGCCCGCATCTGTGAGTACCAGCACCGCCAGATCGTAAAGATTTGTTTCTTCGTACGATCCCCAGTAATATATCCCATCCAATGACGCGATGATGTCCTTTGCCTGGAATGATACCTCATCATCGGATGCTTTCCAGGAGTCCAGCAGCAATGATGTGCCGGAAAACACCTCAATATCTCCGTTTTGGAGTGTAGCGCCATAGGATACCTCTACCTTTTGACCGATCTCCAAAAAGTTGAGTGTCGAATCTTCATTTTCTACATCAAAGCGCCGATTCTCATTTTTCACCGAAAGACTGAGGTCCGTGGTCGGAAGCTCTGCCGATATCCATGACAGGAACTCTTTTTTGCTGCTGTTTTTAATCTGGCGGTTTGTGAAGTTGATGCCAACGCCCATGCTGATCTGCAGCACTCTCAGCCGTGCTTTGCCGTTTACCATTTTCGTTGGCACAATCTGGATATAATCTGTATCCAGAAAGGTCTCCTCTGTGGTAAAATGACCGTTTGCGTTGCCTGTGATACTTACCGTCTTTTTGCTTGATACAATATCAAACTCCGTTGGGTATGCTTCGCCAAACTCCACCGTCAGTCCCTTGATGTCATATGGTCCGTCTTTGAACTTGGTTGTGATCGTGCCTAAAAGATCAGCGCTTACGATACCCTGATTAAAATATGGGCCATCTCTTGGCAAAAAAAGCATCTTGCCATCTACTCGGAAAAAGTCCTGTTCCAAAGTACCGTAAGTGTATTCCCGATCATAATTTTGATACGGCTTTTCCAGATTGGACATGGGTGCGTAAATACCGGAAGCGTATGCCATGTTTTGTGCGACCTGGTTAATGACTCCGATCGTAACCCACATATAAAACTGATTTCTATATTGCTGTTCCATCATCTGCTTATACGCATCACTAGCTTTTTGCATTACTCGATCACCCCACAGTCTACAATGTTTACTTTACAAAGTTTATAAATAAGCGGGCGCTGCTCTGCATCATTTATGCCTGCTGTCGCACTTCTATTGCCCGGATACATCTGTAAAGTTATCCAACCATTATTAACTGGATCCCAGATCTTGGCTGTCACAACAAAGGATGCGAATGCCTGACACATTTCTGCCCAGGTTTCCGCATCCAGCCAGGACCACTGCAGGTTATCTATCTTGTACTGGTCCCGTCCAACCTTGTCCCCGATGAACTCGCCTTGGGCATTTCTGCCAGCTGTAACATTGGTTGCAACAATCAGATCCCATACATTGTCAGGAGCAGGAAATTCCCGCCCGTTGACTGTTATAAACGCTGCCATAATATCCCGCTCCTTTCTTTAGTCGAATTTCACCCCGGAACGCTTTTCAAGGTCTTTCAACTTTCTTCGCAGTTCCCGGATATCAATATTTACTACCAGGTCAAGATTTTCTATAAGCTCAATGATCTTCTTCAGAAGTTCGATCATGACATTTAGCTGTTCTTCCGATGCCGCATTAGATGATGCCATAGCACGATCCATCATATCCTGAAGCCGGTCACCGCCATAGCTGTAGGCTGCTACGGTTCCGCCTGTTCCCATTGTCGCAAGCGGAGGCGCTGCAGTCTGAGACATAGCTGTGATCTGAGATACCAGAGGTGCCATGCATGCTCTCATGCCACGCTGTACAGCCTGAGTGATGCCCTGGGTGATCTGCTGGTTATTTGCAACCGCCGCACGACCGCCCCAGCTTCCAACCATCTCAGGAATACCATCTTCACGGGCTACAAACATCTGCCCGGATTTAGGAAAACCACCGGAAGCATGACCGGATACAGGCGAATTGGTACCATAATCCCAGTCATCACTATCATCTGCTTCCTCATCATCCTCTGCATCTTCCTTAGCGCTCTTGAAAATACTCTTCGCACCTTCTACAATGCCGTCCCAGACACCACTGACAAAATTTGCGCACCCCTGAAGCCATCCAGTAATAGATTCCCAGACGGATTTTAAACCGTCCCAGAGTTTGTTCATGATGTTCTTGCCGATCTCGATCATTGCATCTGGTTTGAATACCTCTTTAATTTTCTTCCAGATGTCTTCAAACCAATCCTTAATGGCATTCCATTTGTCTTCAATGGTTTGGCGTACACTATCCCAGATCTCAGAAAGCTTATCTCTGATTGCTTCAAATACGGTAGTTGCAAGTAATTTGATCACATTCCAAAGATTAGAAACAAATGCTTTGATCGCGTTCCACTTATTTTCCCAGGAAACTTTAATTACCTGTAACGTGTTGGCAATAAATACTTTTACAGCATCAATCGCATTGTTGATTGTTTCCTTGATCTTTCCCCAGATTTCAACTGCAAAAGCTGACACTTCATCCCAATGTTGGTACAGAAGTACACCCGCAGCAATCAGGGCTGTAATAGCAATGATGACTAGCCCAATCGGGCTGGTAAGGAAAGCAATCGCTGCTCCCAAAGCAGTGGTAACCGTCGTTGCAATCACACATACAGCATTCCATGCTACTGTAGCCGCTGTCATGGCTATCTGAGCTGCCGTATCTGCTATCTTTGCTGCGGTATTGATCACAAACTGAGCTGCCTGCTGTATCAGTGCCGCTGTCCCCTGTGCCAGATTTACTACAAAATCCTTAGCATACATAGCAACAATAGCTGCTGTCTCTATCTTATCTGCTATAAGTGCTGCCGTATGTGTTGCAATAGCAGCCGCATTTGCCACAAATCCAGCTACCATTCCAGAAAGCATTGATACAACACCACCAGCATTAATGATGAACTCACCCAGTTTTACAATTTCCCAAGCTCCAAAGAAAGCAGCAACAATTCCGATGGCTCCATCAAAGCGTGTTTGTGTTTCAGTTATCCAGTCTACAACTGAAGATATTGCCTCTGTAAACGCATCAAATACCGGCTTTGCAACAGTATCATAGGCTGTATTCAGGCCGTCCCATATCTTATCAACTAATTCTTTCAGTTTATCAAATATAGGCTGCAGTTCATCTAAAAGTCCCTGTATCCGTTCTTTGATCTGACCTGTGTTATCGGTTATAGGCTTTGTTATAAGTTGGATAAGATCCCGGATAAATTTGCCACCCAGTTCCGTAACTCCCATGAAAGAACTACTGAAAATTCCTATGATATCAGCTGTGATCTGTTTTGCTGAGTCACTACGGAATACAGTAAATATGTCTGCAATGGAAGCAGTGAAATTTCCAACCAGTGTAGCAATCTCACTGCCAACATTAAACATCTGGATCAGATAATCCTTAATACGGTCCTTATTTTGTTCCAGGTATTTACTGATACCACCCAGAAGATTATCTGCAATCGTCGCACCAATGCTGGCTACCGATCCGGCTATCTGTCCCAATGCATATGAAAATGTATTGGCGAAATTTAAAGCTGCTGCCTGTACACCTGGATCAGTAAAAATATCTTTCAGACTGTCTTTTATGGATTTGATACTGTTCTGGATCGAATCAAATACAGATGTGTCACCAAAAGCATCCCAGAAGCCACTTGTGAAAGAGTCTTTTAACTGGTTCATCAGATCCGCTATCTTCTGCAGTTTTCCGCTAACTACATCTTCCTGTTCTGGAAGTGTTCCCATATCAAAGTCATCTGCGTTGTAGCCGCCAGCTCCACCGCCTCCGGATCCGCTTCCACTATCAGATCCGCTGTCCGGATTTATAATATTTAGCTCATCAATACCTGTAGTTGCCGATTTTATATCCTTTGCAGCTTTCTTTGCGGCGCTTCCAATACCTGATGTGGCAGCACCTGCTTTATCCGCTGCTGCAGCGATCGCTTCCATTCCTGCTGCAGTCTCTGTAATGTTTCCGTCTTTTTTGCCACCTGACAGCATTGCTACAAAAGCTTTAAAAGCATTTGCCATGCTCAAAAGCTTTCCAATGATCGTGTTGATCACCTGGATCACCGGAGATAAAGCGGCTATAAGTCCCTGGCCTATGGTTGCTCTTAAACTGTCAAACTGCAGCTGTAAGATGCGGACCTGGTTAGCCCATCCTGTAGATGTCCTAGAAAAGTCACCCGCTGCGGTTGTCAGCTGATCCTGTACAAACTTATACCGCAGAGCAACTTTTTCTGCCTCTGACATCTTCGCTGTAGTCTTGCCAAAACCGGTGGCCAAAGCATAACTGTCAAGAGCAGTCTGTGTCATGACAATGCCCAGATCTTTCAGGCTCTCTGTCTCACCGGTAAACACCGATTTCAGTTTTGTATACGCCTCATCCTGGCTGATGTTATAGAAGGATGCCACATCACCTGCCAGCCCGGTAAGAGTCGTGGACATGTCATATGCAGCTTTCTCACTGAAACCAAAAGCCTTTGCCATAGCACCGAAAGTACCGGTAAACTGCTTTGCCATGGTCTCAGACAGACCAAACTGAGCGGCAGCATTCTGAGCAAACTTATCTACCTGTTTACTCATTTGAGAAAACGTAACATCAACTACGTTCTGGACCTCTGCCAGATCAGAGCCTAGTTCTATGCAGGACTTTCCAAAATCGAATATTTTCTTAACTGTAAAAGCAGCAGCAAGGGCTTTGCCTGCCTTCTTTGCCAGATTTTCTATTCCTAACATCTGACTATTGAAATCGTTTTTATTTACAACCAGGTCAAGCCCGATCTGTCCTACGCTGTCTGCTGCCATATATGTCACCTGCCTTTTTTATTAAGACAGGCACATCGGCACAGCGTCTTAGATCTTTAACTCAAATATCTTTTTGCACTCTTTATTTTTGCATTTAAAAAAGATGCCCTTACATTTGGCATCTTCTGACTTCATTGCATTGACCGGATACCCGCAGTACGGGCACCGGACTTTTTCCTGCTTTACTCTTTCAATTTCAACCACCTCCGAAGCAGTCAGCCATAAACTGTTCCAGCTTATCCATAGCCTTTTCATATGCTTCTTTTGTCATGCTCTCTGCTTTCCTGTCTCTCCATTCGTTATAAATACGTTTCTGATCCGGTGTGAAACGCTTGATTACTTCCTTATCTGTTTCTGATCGGATCGCAACCATGCGCCCAAGGGGAGTATCGGGAGACAGGCCAGCCAGCAGGGAACGAAATTCATCCCAGCTGACTGTTTCAAATTCTTTGGTCCTTATGCGTAACCCGTACTGCGTAAGAAAACTGGAAACGATCAGGTCCCAGTCCTCAAGTAGATCGTAGTACGGGTCACTGCTCTCCCTGGCTTGTAATATCTCCTGTGATCAGCTTCATAGCTTCGTGGATAACGGTCATCCAGTCAGGCACCAGCAGCTTGAATGAATTAATTAACTTCCTGCTTTTTTCCGGGAATACCAGTTCGTATAATTCATTCATATTTTTTTCCGAAGCCCCACCATTTTTTGTAATATTGAGAACTTTCATCATGGTAGGTGCATCTGCATTTACTTCAATTTTTTCCCCTTTGACCATCAAACACGGATTTCCATCAAACGTAAGCTTGTCTGTAATATCTACTACTTTTGCCATCTTTTCTTCCTCCTTATGCTGCCTCTGCCGGTGTAAAGGTTGGCTTGCCATACAGCGTTGCAGTAAATTCCAGTGCATCTGCTGCGGTTGTATCACCACCGCCTGGGGTTGTAACGTTGATAACCACAATTCCTTCCAGCTTGGCGCCGGATACCATGGTCCATTCAAATTTCGTCATGACGTCCTTCCCCATCTTCATGGCAAGCCCTGCAATATAATCATTTCCAGGATCACCAACAGATCGTTTGCCCTTAAAATCAATAGAAAATTTTTTGCCTGTTACAATGCTTTTTGCCCATCCCTCTGCATCCATTGCATACCATTCTTCATTCTGGCCATCAATGGCAGGGGAAAAGTTTTCAAGATCGGCCGGCATCACCATCTGCTCAGATGTACTGTCTACGCCCTTAGTACCGATCTTAAACTGATTACTGTGTACCGGATATACTACTCCTGGCATATTCTTGTCCTCACTTTCTTTGATAAATTAAATCCAGCCAGATCACATATTCATATACACCATTATCATCTGTGCCTACATCCTGCGGTTCCGGAACCATCAGATTAATGTAGTTGATGTGGGTATCTCCTATGCTCAGGCTGGATATGTTTCTAAGTTTCTCAAACAGCTCATAGGCTGCTGCTTCACTCTCCGGCTTGTCCCTGTTCCAATGGACTAGAAGAGAAATAGCCCTAGTATCGTAAGTCGTGTGTTCTAAACCACCCAAAGCAATATTGGGCGGTCCAGATCCGCTGCGACTATAAATACCAATGGATTTTTGTTGCTTATTATCCAACTTACCAATATAAACATGATCAGCTGATGCTACACCCAGACCGGAGATCCAGTCCTGTATGTCAGTTAATCGCAGCATCATACGCCACCTGCCTTCTTATAAAACTTTTTAAAGGCTTCCTTGCAAAAATCAGAGCTGACTCCTCCCGGAAGCCACGGATCAAACCATTTACCACCCGCAAAAGGATTTTCATACTTCTGGAAATGATATTCCGGATGATAATACAACCGCCTTGCATAGGGTGTGCTGGATACCAACGATACTTTTCCACCGGAAGATTGACTCTTATCCACAAAGGTACTTTCATTCTGCAGATTGCCCGTATCAAACGGCATGATCTGAGCCTGCACCACTTCTGTATGCAACGCTTCTGCTGTTTTCTCCAAAGCAACTACCGCTGCCTGTGTCATCTGATTAATACGTGGCATATTCAGCTTTATAGTTGATTTTACCTGCATCAGATCACCTCCAGGCTACAGTAGTTTACCGTACCGTCCGGATTCCTGTTCTTACAGCCCTGTTCAATCCGACGTTCTTGACCAAATACAGTTAATGTGCCACCGCTTAAAGACGGCATATCCGGTGCAATGTCTCCTGTAAAAAGCGCTGTACCTGTGATCTGCACCAGCTTCTTTTCTGCTGTCAGAATAGTCTTGGCTTTATCCTGGAAATTGCACATCAGATCTGCATCCAGGCTGTACTTCGGTCTTCCCTTATTATCCAGTTCTTCCGATTCCAGGTGGACATGCACAGGCGTCTTACAGAGCCTTTTAGGTACTAAACACGGATATTTCATAGTCTCACCTCGCTAAACGGCAGCAAAGGCCTGTCTGGCACAGCATAGTGTAGACATCCCGCTTCATGGCAACCCCTTTGTCTGTAAACACGTTCCAGGAACTGCCAAACTGAGCAGACACTCCGTTGATGCTGTAACTCTGCAGGATCGTATTAATCTCATCTGCGTTTTCTGTTTCAAAGTCAGCCTGCTGGCAGACCACTTCCCGGATCAGGTCCTGTTGGAATGTTGTCAGATTAGAAAAACCCCGACCTACAATCCGGTTGTAAGTCAGGGAGTCAACGTGGCGGCTGGCCTGGCGGAGGGCCTTGATAAGATCACCCTCAGGTACAATGCTGCCGCCGTATTCTTTCTGGTAATATTCTGAGGTTACATACGGTTCGTAGGCCATATTACTGCCCTGCTTTCTTCCGCACAGTCTTTGTAGTTTCTTCTTCAGCCTTTGCGTTTTCTTCTTCAGCTTCCATAGAAGAAATCTGCTGTTTCAGTTCCTCATTTTCTTTCAGAACCTTGGCATAAACACTATACGGGACGGTTTTATCCACTCCATACTCGATCAGTTTCCCATCATCATCCCTAATATCAAAACCGGCAGTCTGATATGCCGCTACCTGGTTCTGATCAATCGTATAGACTTTATTGTCTTTTTCTGCTGTCATGATCTCACCTTACCCTTCTGCCTCTGCATTGATCGCAATGCCACAGGACTTTCTTTCGATCAGGAAAGTGTCTGTGTAGTATCTGTTCTGGTATACATACTTGTCAGCTGTACGGGAGTCTGTGCCCGGTGTAAACAGCTTCATATATGCATACTTGTCACGAGAAATGACACAGGATGGATGTACCAACATTATGTTCATCTGCTTTGCGGCAGCTGCCGGAGTACATCCATTGGTGAAGTCATACTTGGTTTTAAACCTCGCAGACGGAACAACTTTAATGTTTACATCATCCAAAGCATGAACACGACGATCAATTACACCCGCTGCGCCAGCACTGATCACTCTGGTTACTCCCTCGGCGCTCTTAAGCAACTTGTTCATTGCAGAAGTCACATAAAGCATACGTCCTTCCTGTGGAACGGACTGATCATCCATGATCGCCATCTGTTCATCGAACCAGTCAAGAATATTTGCAGCAGTAAGAGTTGTATTATCAATTACTGCACCTTTGCTCTTGTTGGTCTTTGCTTCTGTGTACAGTTTAGAGAAACGATAACTGTCTTTTTCCGGAATTGCCTGCTCTTCCTCAAATACGTTCTGGATATTTGCAATCTCTACAACAAGATTGGTTTCGTCAATATCCATTGGATCAATCGCAAACTCTACATCACGGTCATGGGTCAGCTTTTTCGGTTCCCAGTCATTTGTGATAGTTCCGGCATTAAATCCCATGCTGCTACGGCTGTGGTCCTTATAACCGCTTACAGTCATTCTAGGGATCTTAATCGTCTGTGCATTCAGGAACTTAATTCCTGGATTTGAAAGAGTCAGATCATTGGAGATCATTTCCCTTGAATATTTCTGCGCTAACTCACGCATAAAAGTTTCCGCGTAATCGTATACTGCCATAATTTACATCATCCTTTCTTATTTTTTGTTTCCAAAGATGGAAGACAGCTGATCTGCCTGGTTGGCCTGCTGTCCTGTTCCACTGCTTGCTGCACCCACCTGGATAAATCCAGTTGTTCCGGATGCCTGCGGCTTTAATGCCGGCACATCTTCCAGAACCTTGTTGAGCGCTGCTTTTAAGTTCTCTTCATTGACTTTTCCATCCTGTCCTACAGCCTGGCTAAGATCTGCCATTTTGAGGATGTATGGGATTGTCTTGGCATCAATACCCATGCTTACCGCAACAAGTATAGCAGCGTTCTGGATCTGCGCCTGCTTGGCCGTCTCCTGTGCCTGTGTCAGCTGATTCTGCATAGCTCCCACATCCGGAGTATTAGCAGCCTTCTGCTGCTTAAAAGCTGCGATCGCCTGTTCTACTTCCTGCTGAGAAAGTCCCTGCTGCTTAAAGTAGGCTTTCAATGCGGTATCTTCCTTAGCTGCCAGCGTACCATCAAGCATCTGCTGGATCTTTCCATAGTCAATAGCTGGCGCCGATGCCTGCTGAGTATTCTGGTTCTGCTGCGCAGTCTGTGTGCCTCCATCTCCTGCTCCCTGCTGGTTCTGCTGTGCCTGGTTCTGATTTGTTTCTGCCATGTTAATAGTCTCCTTTCCATTTTGGGAGTGTCACTCCTGTTACTGATCCATTTCCATCGGTGTCACCGGCCGCGCAGAGTTTAATGCCATACTCGCGTTTGGGCATAAAAATAACACCCAGGAACTGCCTGCGTGCTTACTGCTCGATCTTATTACATTTGGTACACCGCCGCACATAACCACCATAAGGACCGGAAGCCCTGCTCCAATGCTTGCGGTAATGGTGGCAGCATTCTTTTTTCTTGAAAAACCTCTGCCTGATCCACGATAAAAGTCCCATAAGATCACCTTCTTTCATTTGCGACGTCGCAATTTATAGATCTATTTAACTTCAATTTCCGGGATTAACCTTTCAGGATAAAATACCAATTCATAATGATACTTGTCTGTTCCTTTCGGCTCTGTCTGCTCCATTACATAGCAGGTCCAGTCATTCAGGTAAATATAATCCTTATAATACTGGTCATCACCTGTTTTAATGGTCACTATCAGTTCATTTGAACTATTATTGCTAAGAGCCATATAACCTTCGGCCTGGAGCATAACCGTATCCGTTCTTGCATTGGTAACTGTAATTCTGCGATAAATATTAAATTCATTCGCATCTTTTGATAAATTATAGTTTACTGTGTGTGCTGTTGAACACCCTATCATTCCAAACATCACAGATAATGCCACTCCAAATGCTAAAATCTTCTTTTTCATCTTCTTAATCTCTCTTTCCTAAAAATGGGTACAAAAATACCACCGGCCTGATGACTGGTGGTATCTATTCTTGTTTCGGTCTCTCTGGATCCATTGAAAGCTTCATATCACATTCTGGAGAATCGCAATAAAAAAAGTAGTTTCCTTTACACTTAATATGACCTTTTTTACATTTAGGACATACTGGATTTTTTCCTGCTCTTGCATCCAACAGCATTCTATTACGGCTATCCATCTTCGTCCTCATTTCTTCTAATGTCACAATATCACCTACTTTCTCCATGGATACTCCGGATAAAGCTCATTTACTAACTTAAGTATATCTTTTTTCTCTTGGGAAGTCAATTTATTTGATCTCTTTCGATGTTTCACTTCTTGAGCAATACAAATGGCTTCCGACCATTGATCTCCGCCAATTCCATACTTTCTATGCGTTGTTTCATGTATGAGGACTTCTGCTGTTTTTTCTATTGTCTTTGTCCTATCTGCAAAAATTCTTATCACGTCATCTTCCACGTCATAAAATCCCAATTCATTATACGGATTATCAATGCCATAAACAAATTGAACTGAAACATTATTCTTTTCCAGATATTCAGACATCTCTTTTCCGATGTCTGATTTTAGCATATTTTTCTTGATATTATGTGGTTTTATAACATCATTCTGCCCAAAATTATATGTATAATAAATACCTTCGTTTTCTTTTAGCCTTGCCCATTTGTTACGTTTTAGTTGGTATTCTGCTTTATTTTTCATATCTAATGAATACTCAGCCAATCTTCCATACTTTTCTTCCTGACGCTGTGCATACTGCTGTCTGGCTTCCTGCTGGTTCTGAAGCCCAACTGCTTCCAGTTCTTCTTTAGTCCAGGTATCATCTGCTGTGGAAATGCCCGGAAAATATGTAGTATGACTGTCTTTACATCTTGGATGATAAAGCCCTTTACTGATTGCGTAACTCATCAACGGATATTTCTTGCCTGTCTCCGGATCCACACCGTTCTTGCTGCCACCACTCCATACATCATCGATCAGGACCTTACCAACAAAAGGAAGGCACTTAGGACACGGATTACCACGCTTCGCCATAATGACTGTAGCAATGCCCCATTCCTTACGCTTTTCTCCTTCGCCTTGCAGATAAGCCCGCTTACTAGCTGTTTTGATCGCCATATCGGCATAATCTGAAAGTGTATGCCTGGCACCGTTGGCATACTCCACACAGTTAAGGCCGCGGGACAACATATCTTTTGTAGCCATATCCACAGCCTTTTCATAGGTCCCGGCACCTGTATTGGCATACACCTGGGCGTTGAAGATTGCTTTTCGGTAATCATCGTTTGCCTTACGGAGTACTGCCGTTTCTGCCTTCTCCATATCGTCTATGGTGGCTTTGATCAATGCTTCTAATTTTTGCTCATTCAGTTTGAAAAACTCAGCGGTGGCTCTCGATCCAGTTCTCTTAGCCCCTTTAAAGCCGTTTTTAATTGCCTGAAGTATACGCCTTTCCTGCTGCATACTGCCTTTTGACCGTGACATCCGAATCAGACTGTCAATCTGGTCATTAATGCTTTTAAACTGCTTGCTGTATTTCTTCTGGTTACGGACTTTGTACTTTTCCAGGGCTTTCAGCTGCTCTGTCTGCCACATGGACCAGTTATAACCTTCTTTGGTTTCCTCTGCCCGATGCCGGTCCATATTCCGGATCATAGAAGCTATCAGCTCATCTTCTATCTTCTGAATAGCTTCGACAATGTCATAATCGCTCTTCCTTGGCATCATCCCTCACCCGCTGCATTACCTTGACCTGCATTCCCATTAGCTCCCAGATTAACGTCAAAAATACCGGCAGCCATGTTGACTCCCGGTTCTTCTACTTCTGCAATACCCTGTTCTGCTTTTAGACGGGTGATCTCTTCCTGCTTCCACTCATCATCCTTACTATCGCCATACAGTTCTTCCACTGTTGCTTCAACGCTCATCAAGGCGGTTCCTGGTCTTGCCTTCGCTAATGTCTCTATCTGCGACTCAAAGGACGGGTTCGCATACTCTCCAAATGGAATTGATACCTTTACTTTCTCAATTGTCTGCTTCATTAAGATGTTATAGGCATTAATACATGCAGATATAACTTCCGGTAGCTGTTCACTCAGAGCTTCAATGATAGCATTTCGAGTATAAAGGGTTGTTTTTTCTTTCTCCCTTTGTGCCTCGGCATTGTCAAGCTTTTTGGTATCAATGCCAAGAGTACTTGGGCTGATAATTCCCTGCAGGCAGAGATCCAGTGCCGTGACGTATGATGCAAGATAGCTGTCATGTGGAATTGTTGGTTGCACCGTGGTAATTTGGTTCTTACCGTCCTCTGACATATTATCGTTGCCCGCAATATGCTGATTATCAAACGGATTGGGTTTCAGCAACGCACCAGTTTCCGGATTTCGTGGGATAAACGCTTCCGGAATAAATGTCCTTGCTCTACCTAACCGTAAAGCCTGCATCCACTGGCTCCAAATCTCATCAAATGCATCAAAGTTATCTAGCTTACCATCAAAAATAGAACCACCTCGCCCTGCCCACTTTGCACTCTCATAGATTTTAAGCGGAGCGGCAAGAATTACCGACTCATCAAATTTGTAATCTTTCAAATTCTTGGTAGTTTCAACCGCTTTCAGGTCAACTAAGTTATCCCCCTTGTACAGCTCATTCCGGATGTAGCCATATCCATAGTACTCATAGAGTGTGTATTTTCTGCCGTTCTCTGCTATCGGTGTCTTAAATACCACCTCTTTAACTCTGCCTCGGTATCGATTAATTTCTATCTTTTCTCCCGGATACCATTCAAGAATAGGATAAGGGCTCACTGTAGTATCCATTGTCACTTTATAAGCTCCATCACCGATGTACAACGTTTCTTTCAAGGCTTCTTCAAAGCCTTTTCGGAACTTATTTGCCTTCTCAATCTCTTTCCATATCTGTTCCTGGGCCGTATTCTCAAACTCAAAATCATTCATATCCGCAAGAACGATGGATGATAAAACGCGGACGATCAGTGCTGGAAGGCCTGTATGTATTTTCCGCATTTCCATTCCTGGGCTGCACCTTGATGCCCAGAACTTGTATTTATCAACTTCTTCTGGGCTCTGTTTATAAAACTCTTCCAGCTTATTTCCGTCACCCCAATACCATATACGATTTCTGATAGCAGACAATTCAAAATCCATAAGTTCATGGACTTGAATTACAGTTGGGTTTGCTTCCTGGATATCCAGCCAGCTCCGAAGCCCCCGTTTAATATTTTCATTCAATTTCGATATCCACCTCATTTCTTATCCTCCTCAAACCCGATCAGATTACGATACGGTATCCAGCTGTACTGTCCTGCATTGATCGTATGATCATTTCTGTCTTCTGGTTCGTCCTTATCTTCCTTCCAGCTATACTTATCAAGTTCAGCCAGATGCTCCGGGCATTCATCAACTACCAAGTAACAGCCCTGTTGGATCCAGCCAAGCTGCAGGTTAATACGATCCAGGATTTCCAGTTTCTTATACGCATCCCAGAAGTTATAGAGACAGCCACGCAGCCGTTTGTATTTCTTAAGTTCCGTCATAGTTGCCTGATCCGCATTGTCTATGTAAACGTCTTTCGCAAATCCCCACTCCTTACGGCAGCGCTCCAGGAACTCTACAAACTTCACAGCTGTGTCACTGGGAGCAATAGGTGTTTCCAGTTCTGCATTGTTGTAAACTTTTTCTGCCAGTGTGATCAGTCGCCTGTCCTCCGTAATCCCCTGGAAGATCATGGATATCGTATCTGGTGACTTACTGGAATAAGCTGTATCCAATCCGCAGGAGAACTTCTTCCAACGGATCCGCCCTGCCTTTATCTCTGCCCTTACCCAGGCAGCAGTGACAACATGCTTTTTCCGGTCAAAATTTGGAAACACCAAGCCGGTAGCTTTACCTCGCAGCCCCTGGATCTTATTCTTCCAGATCTTCGTGCCTTTCGGCGTGTTAGCCAGGATCTTGTCCAGCTTTTCCTTAGGCAGACCCAGGTTATGGACAAAAGAAAAGAACCAATGCACCCATCCATGCTTTGGCTCTTCTTTCAATTCATCTTTAATTTCCTGAGGCGTTTCCTCTTCCCACTCCGGCAGAGGCCGTGAGCAGTTGATGTACTCTTTATACACCGGAAGCGAAGGATCATCCGGATTAAGCGTAGCCATGAGATAATCACAACGCATGGCAGCTTCTCGTACAAAGTCTATATCAGCCGTATTGATCTCATCAATATACAGGCAGCCATACTGACCACCCAGGGCCTTCTGCCATTTCTTCTTATCGCCGTAACCCATGACATAAATAACTTTATCACCGCCGGAAGGATGGAAAAGGATATGCGGGATCTTATCATCCTTGGTTCCATTGCCGTTATACTCTACAAGGACACCAAAATCGTCCACAATGCCCAGATCCTTGTTGATGATGTTCTTTTCCGCGGTTCCGGTGTCCTTGGCCGCGATGATGTGCAGCTTCTTCGGTGACTCCGCCACCTTAAGCATAAACTTAAACAGCCCTACCGTAGTCTTTCCGGCTGCTGTAGTCCCTTCAAGGAACTCTACAGGCGCATCACACCGAAGAAAAGCTTTGTATTTATCTGATAACAGTAAACGTTCTGTACTCACTATCCACCACCACGTATCTGCCGGATCAGATCATCCAGCTTAGTCTGCTCTGCTTCCAATCCTGTAACTTCCAGCTTATCCTTAAACATGCCAAGATGCCGTCCCAGAAGCTCCAGAGCCTTTTCTTTATCATTCAGTTTAATCTCTATGCCATTCTTTCCTTCTTTGATCCCAGCAATGGCCTTGATCTGTTTCTCCGACAGCTCGCTGGTATCTGTTAAAATCACATTGCCACGAACGATCTGCACAAAGTCTGTAGCTTTAGCAAAGGCAATTGCAGCCAGTTCTTTGATCACACGGTCCTGAGTGATCTCTGTTCGCTTCTGCCTCTCTTGCATACGTTCTGAAATATAGGCTGCAACCTTAGCATTTCTTAGCAATCGGCTTGCATTAGCCGCTGCTATATCATCATTCTTCACCCTTGGATAAGCGACCTTGTAAGCCCGTGTGGCATTCAAGTCAATGAGATATTCATCTGCAAAAATTTTCTGTTTTTCTGTCATTTGGACTCACCTCGCTTTCGTTGTTTTGGGTATAAGAAAGGAGCCACGCTAGGGTGGCTCCTTTCAGTAAATAATTAGCAAATATTAAAACATACGTTTTGTTTTAAATTCATTTTTTCTCTCATACGTTTGATTATTTTCGATATAAAATAAAATCTTATCAATAGTATCTAATACTGCTTGTAATAATTGAATAATTATACTCATCGCATCAACCTTCTTTCCACCTATATACAAACATTATACTCATATACCAATATTACATACCGGAAATAATGCAATTAGAAATAAGATTACATAACACATTAAATAAAAGCGTAAAAGAAATATTCCCTATAATCTTGAATTTCGTTTTTTTCAACTTTTTTTCAATTTTTTGGCATAATAGATGATCGCCATTTGTAATATTAAAAGTATGATTATTGGATGTGGAACGCAAATTAGCAAATAATATACTTGCTACAATATTAAAAACTTTATATACAATTGAACAAAAAACGCCACTGTATACCAAAATGTATACTAACTTTCCTGTAGTTTCGATAGAAATTTCACTTAAATAACTAACATTAAGTCCTTGTATCCATTGAGTGATAAATTGAACTGAACAATAAATGGCCACCAATACAGCACTGTAATTTATGATATAAGCAATTACTCTACTATATTTTTTTAAAGTTTTGTATAACTTGCTATTATCTAAACTCGGTGCCATTAAGCGTTCTTGCCAAACTTCAACAATTCGTAGCAATTCATCTCCCAACATTGGATTAATAAAATCCACACGAGCAATAACAGGACAAACTTCTTGATCTATTTTATCAACTTCTTCTAGTTTTCCAGATATAAGTAAATTCAACATTTCCTCTGGTCTTAATTCATCCGCTAACCGGACAGTTAATGTATGCTTTTGAGGAAGTTTATATCCTGGTAATTGAGCATTATATTCCCACACAATCAAAATACTATTAATTTCTTTTTCTAATGATAAATCGTATGATTCAAATGTTGTCCAACTATCAAATTCAAGACATTCTCTGTCTTTAAAATTAACATTTACATTTATTCTAAATCCAGCATCCGCATAATGAGTTTTAAATTTCTCTGTTATTTTATAATTCAAATTTTTTAAATCTTGCATAGAAATAACAACATCTCTACCAAATAACTTTGATCGCGAATCTGGCTTTGCATTCATCGCATAATAAAGAGATTGGTAAGTTTTTATTAATTGCTCATCAGATGTGATTTGCATCAATTGTGTATCTTTATTACCCATCGGTATTCCTCACTCCCCTTATGATATGTCCACTATATCATACAAAACTAAAAAAGAAAAGCCCCTGCATCTAACAGAGGCTTCCAAGAAAAAAGGGGAAGTACAAAATAGCAACAAAAATCATCGGAACGGAAGGATTCGAACCTTCGCTTAGGATAAAAGCCATTGCTCTACCTACTGAGCTACGTTCCAAGGGGGAGGCAACAAGCTTTCACCTGCTGCCTAGTGGGGTTTGACGTAAGCCGTTGGCTGTATGCCTTTGGCTTCCACTCTATTGTATTACGAAACAAACGAATAAAACGAACTTTTTACAAAATATTATGCTCTTTTAAATACTTGTCTCGGATCATTAATCTTGGATAATCTGGACTATTGCTGTATCCAATCTTTACAGCGATCCTGTCCCACGTCATTCCCTCTATGTAGAACATCCGGAACACATACCGTGCCTGACCATCTTCTATGGATCTTATCCAGTCTTCTACGGCCTTGCACCTTGCTTTCTTGTTATCCAGGATCCTCTGACGGCGATCATGCAGCTTCCAGTCAAAACCAGGAACCGCTTTCGGTTGTGGATAGCCTTTGCGGTAGTCCATAACAACGCTGACACCGATCCCATTATCCCCTTCCATCATCTCTACCAGTTCCAATTCCAAGACTACAATCTCTTTCTTGAGCTTTCGGTAACTGCTCAGAAGCTTCCTGGTTATCTTTATTTTCGCCAATGGTATCACCTCCTCTTAACTCCGGATCTGGGCAGAGGCTTGTCCCCGCATAGGCTGGCATCCTGACTGACCAAGTTGTAGGCTTCGGCCCATTGATTATATCCTTATCAGCTGCGGCTATGGCACTGCGCCTTTGCAACTGGTTTGCTTTCCTCTGGGCATCTGACTTTACTAATCCCATTCTTCGCATCCTCTCCCTTCTTGCGCATGGCAGCTATAACATACTCCACATTGGGATTTACTCGTTTCCACATACTTGCCTTTCTTAAAATTTCAGTTTTTCCCAGCTTCATATGCTGCTTTCAACTTTTCAAAATCACATGACTCCA